AACGCATATTATAATGCGAAAAATCAAGCGGCCACTGACGCATTGGATAACACAATGTTCAATGAGACTCGCGGCGATCAGCGTTACGTTAAGTATGACCCTCAGCGAGACTCCCAAGTAACATTTGGTAGACGCTAAGTCTCAAGGAGATAAAAATGGCTAATAAAGATGCCGCTTTTGGTTTAAAGCCCGTTCGGATGATCGGCGGAGCACCTTATTCGGGTGGTCAAAGTCGTTACCGCATTGCTGCTGATTATGACACCAGCATTTTTCAGGGCGATATGGTTACTCAGGTAACCGGTGGGCACGTTGCCCTTCATGCTGACGGGGGCGTAGTGCCCATTGTTGGTGTATTTAACGGTTGTCAGTACACAGACCCCACCAGTGGTGAGCAAGTGTATAGCAACTACTATCCAGCAAATACTGACGCTGCGGACATTATTGCTTTTGTGATTGATGATCCAATGGTTGTGTTTGAGGTTCAGGCAGATATTGCTTTCCCAATTGCTGATTTGTTCGGTAACTTTGATATCGTTTACACAACAGCAGGATCTACCAAGTCTGGTGTTTCTGGTGCTGAATTGAAAGTGACTGATGGCGGAACTGCCTTGACACTTCCAGTTAAAGCGATTGATATTTCTGAAGATCCTACAAATTCAGACGTAGCGTCAGCGCATACTAATGTGCTTGTCGTAATCGAAAACCATGTATTCGGCATTAAAGGCGCTGGATTAGCATAAGGAGAGTAACAAATGGCTATTTCAAGAGCACAACTAGCTAAAGAGCTAGAACCCGGCTTGAACTCGTTGTTCGGTATGAGCTATGACAGCTACGATCGAGAGTACGAAGAGATCTTCGCAATTGAAGATTCTCAGCGTGCCTTCGAGGAAGAAGTTCTCATCACCGGCTTTGGTTCAGCACCAACAAAAACTGAAGGTCAAGGTGTTGTCTTTGATAATGCTGGCGAGTCTTACTCGGCACGCTATTCGCATATGACAATTGCTTTGGCATTTGCCCTTACCGAGGAAGCTGTAGAAGATAATCTTTATGACAGTTTAGGTAAGCGTTATGTTAAGGCACTTGCTCGCTCTATGGCGAACACCAAAGAAGTAAAAGGCGCTGACATACTGAACAATGCGTTCAGCGGCACCTATACTGGCGGCGATGGCGTTTCTTTAATCAACACAGCTCACCCGTTGTCTGGTGGCGGTACTGCCGCTAACCGAGCGGCTACTATGTCTGATTTAAATGAAACTTCATTGGAAGATGCTTTGATCGACATCAGCACTTACACTGATGACCGAGGGCTGACCATTTCGGTTCAGGCGACTAAGTTAGTCGTACCTCCTCAGTTGGTCTTCGTTGCTGACCGAATTTTGAATTCGGACAAGCGATCTGGTACTGCTGACAACGATCTCAATGCGATCAAGAGCACTGGCGTTCTGCCCGGTGGTTACACTGTTAACCATTATCTGAACGACCCAGATGCCTTCTTCCTGTTGACTTCGGTTACAGACCAAGGCGAAGGCCTCAAGATGTTCCAACGCTCCGCGATGGAAACTTCTATGGAACCTGACTTCTCAACCGGAAACATCCGCTACAAAGCGAGAGAGCGATATAGTTTTGGGTGGAGTGATTGGCGTGGAATTTACGGCTCACAAGGCGCTTAGGCGTAGTGGTCACTAACATTCTGCAGGAATCATAGATTCCTAGACAATCGTTTTATTTTAAACGATGAGAAAAGGGGCTATTTAGCCCCTTTTTTTTGTCTCGATATTGCCCTAGAATGTTGGTCAACTGAGAAAAACCAGCCCTATCGACCGACTCAGCGGACGTTACGAAGACGGTGGGGCGAATCCTTTCGTAAGAGGTGAAAATATCATGGCACAAACTACTTTTTCTGGACCCGTTAAATCCTTAGCTGGTTTTATTACTGCAGGAGTTGGTAGCAGCGTTAGCTTGTCTGCTGACACAACTTTGACTGTTGCAACACACGCAGGCAAGATTATCTTGTTAAACGATGCGGATGGTAAATTCACTTTACCAACAATCGTAGCAACGGCTCCATCTGATCCGACCGCTCCCAGTCAGGATAATAACATTGGCGCTTCCTTCTACTTTTATGTAGAAACCGCAGCAACCGATCTCGATATTCTAACAGACGGCACTGACAAGTTTGTTGGCGCAGCGATCGTAGCTGTTGATGACGGCAGCAAAAAAGCCTTTGTGCCTGCTGCGTCTAACGACGTTATGACTTTGAACGGAACAACGAAGGGCGGTATTGTTGGCAGCGTAATTCAGGTAACTGCGATTGATTCTGCAACCTACCTCGTCCACGATTCTTTGTTGATTGGAAGTGGAACGATTGTTACGCCTTTCGCTGACGCTTAATCGCTATAACTCAGGAGAGTAATAATGGCTGATGCAGTCACGTCACAAACCATTCAGGACGGCGAGCGCAAAGCTGTCCTGAAGTTTACAAATATTTCGGACGGAACCGGAGAGACTAATGTGGTCAAGGTGGATGTATCTGCCTTGACTGCAAATAGCGCCGGTAAATCTTGCTCCAAAGTCACTGTCAGCAAGATATGGTGGCAGTGCGTTGGCATGGGGGTTGAGCTGCTGTGTGATGCAACCGCAAACACGTTGATTATCGGCCTATCGCCCGACAGCAATGGTTTCCATGATTATTCTGATTTCACCGGCATTCCAAACAATGCTGGTTCCGGTGTAACGGGCGATATCTTGTTTACCACTATCGGGGCGAGCAGTACCGACACTTACACGGTTATCTTGGAACTTGTAAAAGAGTACGCCTAGTATGGCTACGACCAAGGACACTAAGAGAACGGAGTCTGGCCGCGTATCATATCGCGGCGAGTCTTTCTCCGGCTTTAATAAACCTAAAAGGACTTCTGGCGGCAATAAGAAGTTCGCGGTTCTTGCTCGTCAAGGCGATCAAGTTAAGCTGGTTCGTTTCGGTGATCCAAACATGACAATCAAAAAAAACATACCAGAACGAAGAGCCAGTTTTCGTGCTCGCCATAAGTGCTCAACGGCGAAGGACAAACTCACGCCTCGATACTGGTCTTGCAAGGCATGGTGATATAAATGGCAGAACCAACTGATTTAAGCCGCGCTCAAGACGAATACGGAAGTTCAGCTTCCCCTTATGCCTCGCTGAGTGATTACTTGATGCAGCAACCGGTTTATGACCGTGGCCCGAGAGAGGCTCCTGCTACCCCAACAATGCGCCAACTTGAAGGCCCTTCTACAGACGAGCTTCTTGCTGATCAGTACAGCAAGATTATGGCGGAGCAAAAGGCTGCGGACGAAGCTGCCTCCACTGCTCGTCAGACGGAAATCGACAACCTCCAAAACCTTTTAAGAGAAGAGATATCAACCTCTGCTGACGCTGCATCATCTCAGCGATCAGATATGACGACCGCTCTTGAGAACCGTATTAAAGAACTTCAAGCCGGTGTTGATACGGAGACCGCAGCTTTAAGGCAGCAGGGTCTTGACGAAAGAGCTACGATCTCGGAAGAGCAGAAGCGCATATCCGATATGGTTCAAGCAAACATGGACCAGACCGCTGCTGACTTGGCAGCTCAAGAAGAGCGAGTCAAGACCGCGCAATCAGCCGCCATTGGCAGCTTAGAGGACAAGCAAGGCTCCTTAATCGGAGACATAAACACCAGAATCGGAGAGCTTGGTGCTTCTTTAAACGATACTACTGCTCAAATTAACACTGAGCTTGACGCTCGTGATGCTGCGCTTACTGGTGCTCAAAAAAGCGCAGCAGAAGCTGTCCAACAGCAAATTGATGCCGTAAAAGGCGATTTAGTTACAATTCAAGGCGATATTCAGACGGAAAACGCTGCTCAATTGCAGGCTTTGCGCGGTGAAAGAGAAACCTTAATCGGGAACATTGAGGCCAATGTAGAGACCCTTAAAGACAATATCGCCGGTCTTCCAATCGATGATTTGCAGTCTCAAATTGAAAGCTTGCGCGGCGAAGCAGAGACACTTAAAGGCACTGCCAGCGAAGAAAGAAAAGATTTGTTTTCGCAGATGGAAGCTCTTCGTGACGGGGCTTTGACCAACGATCAGGTTAACACTTCTATTGCGCAAGCTCTGGAAGCTGGAACCTTATCACCGGATCAAATCAACACAGCGATTGATGCGCTAAAAACCGATGTAGAAGGCAAGATCGGCGGTCTAGCTTCGATGGAAAGTTTAAACCAACTCCAAGAAACTGTGGCCACCGCTGCCACTGCAAGCACTCAACTAGGCGTTGACATTGAGACGATGCAAAAGGCTTTGGACGGAACTGCGACGAAAGAAGAGCTTGCCGCCATTCAAAAGTCGTTGACCGGCGCTACAGGAGATTTCGACACTCGGTTTTCAGAGCTTCAAAAGCAAATGCTGAACCCTGATGACATCGCTAAACAACGTGCCGATGCTATTGCCGCTGCAATGGACCCGCTTGCAGGTCAACGACAAGAAGCAATTACTGGCGCAATTAACCCTATTCAGGCTCAGATAGAGGAGTTGAGAGGCAGTATTCCTGCCCAGCAAAACATTGACATTGACGCTCTGAGGCAGTCGATTATCGATGAGTTGAA